TGCGGCTTCCATGAGTTTTGATGTTGCCATTAGGAATCTCCTTATGATTTCTTATTTATAAAATTAAAGTTTTCTGAGGTAGTTTTCAAATAATTTTAGAGCGGTTTCCTCTAGTTGTGCCTTGGAAACCCTCTGAATTGTTTTCTTTGTGCGGTCAAAATCAGCTTCTACAAACTTGCCGTCAATCATCATCCATTCTTTGTTTTCCATGATACCTTGAACAAATGCACCTGGCGCTGATGGGTCAGCAACAATGTCAGCTGCGGTGGCCAGTTTTAGGTCATCCTGCACCAAATTGTAACCCTCTCTGGTCTGTTGTAGAGAACCAAGAGCACGGGAAGATACACCAACTTGAATGTCATTATTGATAAAGTTCTCAACAATCTGACCATATGGTGTACCAAGAATTAATGCTTTACCATAAAAGGTATTACCATCTTCTTTGAGAGATACAATCTTGTGTGATACACGCTCAAGATTAATTGATGGGGTGTCTGGATGACCTAGTTCACCAAGAGCACGATTGGTATTAATAAACTCTTCTGTATAACGGTTTACTTCATTACGAAGTGTATCCATTTTATACATACGATTGTTTTTATTGACTGTATCGCCAACAAGAAAAGTTCCTTCAATATAAAGTTTTTTCTTACCGTCTTCCGTTTTTTCGGTAAGATACTTTACATTGTCTATCATTTCGGTAATGAGTTTCATATTACATTCCTGTGAGTGCTGGGTTGTAAGAGGCTGTTTTTGTAACTTGCATAATTAAACTGCCTGCTGTTCCCGTATGTTCAACCCAAATATTTGATGTTGCACTATTCGCAAAAGTAATATCATGTTCATATAATACCAAATTAAATGGTGTTGATATTTCTAAAATGAGTGTACCTGCTGAGTTATTTCCTCTGTAAATTCTATAAATGCCATTTGTTGATGCTGACACTTGTGCAATTGCAGCAGCAGATACCGTTTCATCCGATTGCGCTGAAAGTGTTGAAAGGTTGATGTGTGTGTTTGCAACACCACCAACAATTCTTATAACTGATTTGGCCCTAACGGCGTTTATAATTTCAAATGGCATTTTACCTTAGTCCTATTGATGCTCGCCTACGCATTGACATTTTTCTTTTCAGCAATGACCGGCGAAGTTTAGCTCTTCGTGTTGTTTTCCATGAACGCTTTAATAAGCGAGCCTTTCTTAATCTTGCAGCTGCTGGTATTCGGCGAACCGTATTACCAACAATTCTATAACCTTTAATTCCTGACCGTCTTTTATTCTTTTGAATTACAATACGGCCTTTTGCATTACGCCGAATACGCCGGCGTATTTTTTGTATTCTACCTTGACGAATGATATTTGGATTTCTCCTAATTGCTTCATCAAGTTCTTCAAAACTATCTGCCTGCACATAACGCTTTGCTTCTTGCAGGCGCTTAGCGGTAATTTCATTTAGACGCTGAGTTAATGCCTCTCTTGCTTCGTCTAATTTACCAGATACAATTAAATCTATAAAGTTCATTTTGCTCTACTGAAAGCAAAGTCAGCCGCTTTGGCCAAGTGTGCAGGTGATTTGTGTACCATGTCTGCAAACTTCTTTTTATTTTCATCATTCAAAGCATTATGAACTTGCGTAACAGCAGATGCTGTATAATGGTCAACCTTTTGTGATTTACCATTGCCAAATTTTACTGACTGTGCTTGTTTACCAGCAACAATCTTATGTAATTGGTCCATGACAGCTTCATCAATCTGCGTTTCTTCTGCCTGAACAACTGCACCTAATGGACCACCATATGGCACAGAAAAATACTTATCTAGCGTTTTGCTATAATACAACGCAACTTTTGTTTTATCTGGATACATCCTTATAGCTCTGCGTTTCAGAACCAAAACAAAAGGTGGGTCATTGTCAAAATCTATTGGTGCTTCAACTAATTCAAAATCTTCTTTTACTTCACCAACATCACCTATTTTAAGGCGATGTGCTCTTACTTTACGACCAGAAGGTCCAACCTTAAAATCAGAAGTGTCTAAAATACCTTCTTCTAATTCTTCTTTTACTGCCTGCCTAGCACGCATAAAAATTTGTTTATTGTTGGCAACTAAATCTACCATACGATTAAACAAATTACGCAGAATTTCTCTGTCAGCATTATTGAATTGTGGGCGTTCTTCACCCATCTTATCCAAAATGCGATGTATTCTTGCTAGTTGTGCCTTATTAGCAAGACCAGCACGCACCAACATATCAAACTGTTTATAGTCCGATTTTTCTTCTTCTACAAGATTATTCCTAAACTCTTGTAATTGTTTCATTCTTCCGTTGCAGCTTCTTCTGTTTCTTGCACTTCAGGCTCTTCTTGTTTGCCTGTATAAAGTGACTGTGCCATTTCAACTTTTTTTGCATCAAGTGCTTCAAAAGCTTTAGCAGATAAAAGGTCATTCAGAAGGTCTTTAGCACCAACTGCGTCACCTGCTGCAACTTGATTAATAAAAGTTTGCGTATCCATAGTAATCTCCGTTTATCGCCTATTTAGTAATGCTGAATATTTTTCTACTTCTGCATCCAGCATTGGTGTCATTGATTCGTTTGCGGCACCAGTATTATCTTCTGGAGGATACTGGTCTGCCATAGCTTGCTGATTTGCTTGGTCTTGTGGTGGCATTGTTGGGCCACCAGTACCATTATCAGATTCTTGTTTAATTTGTTTATCAATTGCCAATATATCTTCATCGGTTTGTTGAAGAATGTGTTTGCGAACCCACTCAGCAGAATAGTAACGACCAACATATGGGTCAACAAAAGCCAATGTTTGAACACGGCTCTGTAAAAGTTCTGCATCACGCAATTCTGTGAAGTTGTTGTCTTTTACATAGTCGTAATAGATTTGTTCTTTAAATACTTGCCATTCATCTCTGGTACAAATACCTTTGAGCACCAATTGTTTTTCTAAAGCATGGTCAAAAATCTGTGAGAATTTGTTGCGTAGGCGAATAATAAACTTTAAAAACTTAACTTCATCACGGGTCACTTCAGTTGTGCGACCAAGACCAATCATACCACCTTGTTGTGGTTCTAAACGAGAAATTGGAACATTGAGTGACTGAAGAAGTTTGTTTCTGAAATACTTTACATCTTCTAACTCGCCAAGATTTTGACCAGCTGGCAATGTAGTAATTTCGGTGCCTTTACCACCTTCACGGCGTGGTAACCAAAAATCTTCAAGCATTGATAAGTGTTTACGGTCATCACGCAGTTCACCGGTGTTTGCATCGTAAACCATTTTGTTACGATACTTGACCATGATTGATTGAATGTATTGTTCGGCTTTACCTCTTGGCAAATTACCTACATCAATGTAAAATATACGGCGTTCTGGTGCTCGTGATAGGCGATAGATGACAACCGCATCTTCAATCATTCTTAACTGATTAAGTGGTTTTATCGCCTTATGCAGATAAGAAATGACAAATGTATTTTTGGCATCCATTAAACCAGAGTTCACATTAATAATTGAATCAGGTGCAATACGAAGGCCGGAGTTTACTGATGCACCAAATGTTTGTGTTGCAATACCACGGTCAGTATAGACATAGTATTCAGCAATTGATTTGATAATATCAGCGCCAGTTTTTGGGTCACGCTCTTTTTTAACTTCTCTTACCTTACGAATCTTGCGTGGGTCAATGTAGCGTAGTTCTTGTATACCTGATTTTGGGTCTTTATCATTTACCACAACATGGTAATAAATGCGACCATCAATATACCAACGCTTAAACAGGTCATCTGAAAGATTACCAAAGTTTAACATACGAAGAATATTTTCAAACTCTTCTAGTATTTTTTTCTTTACGGCTTCTGGTTGTTTAAGTTTATCTAATACGAGATTAACTGTGCGACCAGAATCATCGTGTGAAATAGCTTCGTTTACAATGTCATCAATTGCCATTTCCAATTCTGGATGATTTGACATTTCACGATAGCGGGTAACTAATTCTAATTCGTTGCGAACAGCACCTTCTAGGTCAACATATGTGCCGTAGTAAGCGTTTTGTGTGATTGTGACTGCACCATCATCAAGTGCAGGAGTTGGAAGTGCAAAAGATGGTTGCTCAGGTTTCTGTGCCTGAACAACATCTTTTGA